GTGTACCAGTATTTGATGAACAGGATTCAGAACACGAAGTTAGGAAACAAGATGCCACACCTTTCTAAATTACCTAAGATTAAAAAAGGAATGTTAGCTGAACAAATTGCCATACAATTTTTATTAAAAGAAGGATATTTTGTATTTAAAAATTTATATGGTGTTGGTCCAGCAGATCTAATAGCTATAAATGAAAAAGGAAAGGTACAAATATTTGATGTTAAAAGTGAGAGTTATCGCAATACTTGGAAACCTGGAACAAGGATTCCTAGAGCATTAACTTTAGAGCAAAGAAAATTAAAAATGAAATTTATATTTGTAGACAAGAAGGGAGGGTGCAGAGTTGCCAAAAGTTAATATAATATTAGGGCCTCCAGGCACAGGTAAGACTGAAAACCTACTGAGGATAGTGGACCAGGAACTAAAAAATGGTACTCCTCCGGATAGGATTGCATTTGTTAGTTTTACAACAAAAGCTACTAATGAGGCACGTGATAGAGCTAAGGCTAAATTTAATTTAACAGATAAAGACTTTCCTTATTTCTGTACATTACATGCATTTGGTAAAAGACAAATGGGTTTTACTAAATCAGAGATTATGGACTACAAAGATTATGCAGATTTTTCTGATAAATATGGCGTAGATCTTAAACGAGTTACAGCTGATTGGGAAGACAATGGTGTTGTAAATACAGATAATAAATATTTACGAGATATTAATAAATCTAAAATGCAATGCATGGAATTACAAAACTTTTATGATTCTAGAATTTTGGATTATCCTTGGGAAGAATTGATATGGGCTTATCGTTCTTTTGAGGATTATAAGCAAACATATAATAAATTTGATTTTACTGACATGTTAACACAATATGTAGAATTTGGCCCTATACCAAAACTAGATGTAGTAATTGTTGATGAGGCACAAGATTTAACTAAATTACAATGGAATATGTGTGAAAAGATATGGGGTAATTCTGAGAGAGTTTATATAAGTGGAGATGATGATCAAGCTATATTTAGATGGGCAGGAGCTGATATTGAGCATTTAATTAGAATGGAGGGCAATGTAAGTGTATTAAAACAATCTTATAGATGCCCAGTAGAAGTTCACAAAGTTGCTCATGATATAGTTACAAGAATAAGTAAAAGAAGAGAAAAGGAATGGAACCCACGTGATGTAGAGGGTGAAGTTAGATTTCATGCTTATCCTGGCGGAGTTGATATGAGAGAAGGTAATTGGTTAGCCCTTGCAACTTGTAGTTATATGTTAAATGATATTGAAGAAGATATAAGACACTTAGGTCTGCCTTACACAGTTTATGGTAAATCACCTATTAAACAAGACTTATTAAAAGCTGTGAGCGCTTGGAAGAGACTTAATAACTTTGAATATATTTCTTATTCAGATGTGTCAGCAATATACAGTAATTTAAAAAGTGGTGAAGGTGTAGAGAGAGGATACAAAACTTTAAAAACTTTAGAAGAAGATAAAACTTATAATGTAGAGGAATTATCAATGCATCATGGTTTAATGAATGCAGGTGATCCTTGGGACATTGCATTTAAGACAATAGGAGAGAAGGACAAATCATATATAATATCATTAGAAATGCATGGAGGGCTTGGAGTAGAGCCAAAAATTAATTTAAGCACAATACACATGGCAAAAGGTGGTGAGTGCGATAACGTAATGTTAATGACAGATTTATCTAGAGCTAATCAAGACGAAATGGAGATTGATTCTGATGATACTAATCGTGTATTCTATGTAGGAGCTACACGAGCAAAACAAGCACTACATATAGTACAACCGCAAAGAGAGAGAGGATTCATTATATGAAAAAAGAAGAAATTTTAGCTAAAGCTAAAGAGATCGTTTCTAATGACAGAAATGTATCACATGGAGATGCATTCAAGAATCATGCAGAAATTGCAGAGTTCTGGAATATATTTCTTGATAAGAAGTTACAACCAATGGCCAATATCACAGCTGATGATGTGGCTATTATGATGATATTATTAAAAATATCAAGGCACACACAAGGTGAAAAATTTAACTTGGATAATTTTGTCGATATGGCAGGTTATTCAGCAATTGCAGGAGAGATAGGTGACAGTGGATCTTTTTAATAGTAACGAAGTAAAATCAGAATGGTTACACCCTACAGAAACGCCTTCCATGAAGGGAAGACAGGTAGTAGCAATAGATTTAGAGACGTGTGATACAGATCTAAAGAAAATGGGTCCTGGTTGGCCTAGAAAAGTTGGAGATGTTATAGGCATTGCTATATCCAGTGGTGATTTCACTGCATATTACCCAATTGCTCATGAGGGTGGAGGTAACATGGATAAAAATATTATCCTAGATTACATTAGAGAGGTGTGTGAAGACGAATCTATACAAAAGGTATTCCACAATGCGCAATATGACATTGGATGGCTCAGCGTGCTTAATATCGAAGTTAAAGGGTATATTCATGATACTATGATTGCTGCTGCATTATTGAATGAGAACAGGTTTTCTTATACCTTAAACAGCATAGTTAGCGAGTATCTAGGAGAGTATAAGGACGAAAAAGTTTTAAAAGCTAAAGCTGAAGAATTAGGAATAGATCCTAAGGCAGAAATGTATAAGCTTCCGGCAGAGTTTGTTGGGGAATATGCAGAAGCGGATGCTCTTCTTACTTTCAGATTGCATGAAAAATTGATGTTAGAGATCAAAAACGATGCGCTTGAGACTGTTTATGACATGGAATGTAGATTGATTAGAGTTATCTTTAACATGACAAAACGTGGCGTTCGTGTTGATATGGATAGAGCCTTTGTTCTTAAGAAAAAGTTACATGTAAAAGAAAAAAATTATCTTAAAAGGATAAAAGATATCACTGGATCTGAGGTACAGGTTTGGGCAGCTAGGTCAGTGGCCCAGGCATTCGATAACGTTAATCTTGAGTATCCTCGTACAGCACTTGGTGCTCCTAGTTTTACTCAAACTTTCTTGGAAACACATAAGCATGAGCTTCCTCGTATGATCACTAAGGCTAGAGTTCTTAATAAATTACAAGGAACTTTTGTTGATGGTATATCTAAATATATTAGTAATGGAAGATTACACGCACACATAAACCAAATACGAGGTGATTCCGGCGGAACAGTTACGGGTAGGTTTTCTATGTATGCACCTAATTTACAACAGATGCCAATTAGAAATGAATTTGGGTCAGAACTTCGTAAAATATTTATACCTGAGCAAGGTGAAGAATGGTTGTCAGCTGATTATTCTCAACAAGAACCTCGTATTCTTACACATTTTGCTATTCTTAATAAGAATGAAGGGGCAGAACAAGTCCAGGAAGCTTTTGTAAAAGGATTAGATTTCCATAAACAAACAGCAGAAATGGCAGGTATTGATCGTAGATTAGCTAAGACTATTGGTCTTGGAGTTATGTACGGTATGGGATATAAAAAGATGGCTGTTGATTTAGATATTAGTCCAGCAGAAGCAAAAGATATGCTTAAAGAGTTCCGATCTAAAGTTCCATTTATGCAAGGAATGCTTGAAGATGTAATGAATAGGGCAAACAAAGTAGGAACAATTAGAACTTACCTAGGGAGAAAATGTAGATTTGATTTATATGAGCCTTCTTGGTATCAACCTGGTGTTTTTCATAAAGCTTTACCTTTAAAACAAGCTCAAGCTGAATATAATGGGCAGGTTAAAAGAGCCGGCACGTACAAAGCACTAAATAGATTGATACAAGGCACAGCTGCTGATCAAACTAAAAAAGCCATGGTTGATGTTTATGAAAAACTTGGTATAGTACCTCTCATACAGGTGCATGATGAATTGAACTGTAGCGTTAAATCTGATAAAGAAGCAGGAGATATAAAAGACATAATGGAAAATTCTATGAAATTGCAAGTACCATCTAAGGTTGATTTTAAAATTAAAGCTAACTGGGGAGATGCAAAATGAGTACATATAGACAACAAGGAAAAGCAAGAGCTGCTAATAAAAAGCAAGGTTTTGCAATAAATACGGAGCAAATGGAGTATGAAAGACGTAAAATTCTTGAACAAATGTCTAGTAATATGTCGCCAAATAAAAAACAACTTAATAACATGGCGGCAGTTGCTGCCACAAAAGAGCCAGAATACTTTGATGAAGAAGGAAACAAAAAAGAACCAACACTTCGCATCTTATCACTCGGGGCCGGGGTTCAGTCTTCGTGTCTCGCACTCATGGCGCAAGAAGGATTAACTAAACATAAACCAGACTACATGATCTTTGCAGATACTGGGTGGGAACCTAGATTTGTATACGAACATGTAGAATATTTAAAGAAAGCAATAACGATTTGTCCGCTGATTACTGTGGAGAGAAGTAGTATCCGTGAGGATCTTATCAAAGCAGCGAACCCAGAACCAGGGTCAAAAGAAGAGGAAAAGTCGTTTGCTGGACGTGTACC